CAAATTTTAGTGATGCCATTACCAATGCGGCTAAATCTATACAACAAGGTATGAGTAATACAGTCGGAGAACCTGACCGCCGGCAATATCAAGATGCAGTAAATGATTTAGGCATAGAAGAAATCTTTACCTTTGAACCTAGAAATGTAAGGGGAATATCTAGATTTGCAGTAAAAAGAGGTAAAAAGATTATAGAAATTGGGGAATTTTATGAAGATTTCTTAGAACAATTAGAGCCTACTGAAGCAACTGATGATTTCAAAGAAGGTCTTCTTAACATAATTAAAGTCCAAGAATGGTTAGCAACAATGACTGATTTCGTTGAATCGAGCATCGCATCTTTATTAAAAGGACATAGGCTATATCAAGAAGGCGTAGTTATTCCCCAAATGGAAAATCTTTCTTCTTTGAAAATAGAACATTTATTAGAAATTATCTTATTGATAGATGAAAGTTTTACCCGTGAAGATGATAAAACCACAATTTTATATCAAGAAATAGATAAGTTTGCTGACAAGGAAGATTGGGATAAGGTAGAAGAGTTATTAGAAGAAGTAGAATCTAATACTGCGGAATTATTTAGCGACGTTGCTATCGAACTACAAAAATCATTTGAAAAACAACTACAAAATATGATTGAAAATGCAGAAGCGGGACAAAAATATGACCGCAGATACAAGGCTCCGAATGCATCTATTAGTAAGGTCATGTTAAGAAAATTAAAAGAAGCAGGATTCATTGAGGAAATATAATAGTAGGAGAGAGTGTCATGAACATAAATGAATTCATAAATGAAATTAAGGACTTTTCACCTTCAAAAAGAAGAAGAAAGTGGAAATCATGGTATAATTCTCAAGAGAAAGAAATGAAAGAAGAGGGATTGAGTGAATTAGAAATACAATCAAAACTAAAAGAATATAGAAGAGAATATGATTTGATTAGTGAAAGCGGTTCAATGGGCGTAATTGAAGACATGATGGACGCTTTTCAAGGAGAACTGAATATATATGAAGGGGGCATATTTTTTCCAGTAAATGAACTGCATAAAAAACATCTACCAAGACGAAACCTACAATTAAAATATAATACTGGTGATTCTACTGCCAAACAAATTTTTAAGGGAGTAAAAAAAATCGCCACAGGAATTCTAGAAGATAATCTAGAGACAATGTTAGAGCATATTGAAGAAAAAGAATTGACTAGAGAACTAGGAACAATTTCAACAAAAACATTCTCTATTGAAAGTTATTTGGGTGGTTTAGACATCAAAGATATTTATGTTAGGGACGAACTGTATAACTATTGGGCAGAAATAAAAAATAGATACCCAAAATTAGTCGAAGCCCACAAAAATTTGAAAACAGAAGCGAAACCAATATTAGAAAAAATGATAGAAGAATTAGGTGAAGAAAGCGGAAATCTTGTAAAATTAAAATCTGAACTTACAAAATTAGAAGAGTGGGATGAACCTCCTAAGTGGATTTTAGAAATTGATAAGGTAGATAAAGAAGAAATGTCTATTTTTGGACGGTTCTACAATTATGTATTAGACCTTGAAATATTGTATAACATAGGAAAGGATATTGAAAGGAAGAAAGATAGCCGAGATAAAGAAGATTATGGAGACTTGGCTTCTGCAATGTGGGCTGAAGTGAATGATAAGCCTACACAACAAGGAGAATTTGGAGATACTATGCTCGACCCCAAACTTTCTTCTTCAACAGAAGATGATGAACATATTGATTTTATTACAGAAAAGGTTTCTCTTGACCCTTTATTGGCCCTCTATATGAAAAGAAACAAATCAAAATTAGTAGCAATTACTGAAAAGGGATATGATGAACTTGAAAATAAAATTGAAGACTGGCTGGAAAATTCCAAAATTCCAACTATAACAGGTGGGGATGAAGATGAAATAATCATGCACAATATTCTTGTCCATAATAGAGTAATTAAGGATATAGAAAATATTAGAGATACAATTTCTATTGATGTGGGTAGGGGCGGAACAGAATACTGGCTACCTTATACTATTGCTTTAGATATAGATGTGTCCGAAAATGAAACCCCAATAGATGCGGATAAAAATAAAAATGATGTAGAATTTTATCTTAGAAAGGTTGCAGATTTTATTTCCGATGAAGAAATTCAGTTTCCTTCTGTTCCCGTATTTGGTAGGGGTTCGACATTAGGTAGCAAAATTACTAACTTAACTGCCAAAGAACGACTAAAATACCAACGCCTTGCCGAACAACAACAAACATTAACTGGTAGGATTACTGGAACAGGTGACCCATCGACTATTACTGACCTTGCAGAAGAAGTAAAAGAACATGTAAAATATTTTTTAGAAGCACTAAATGATTATTATTTTGCGCCAGTTTATTCAGGGAAAATAGCAGGGAGAATTCCTAATTTTATTGTTTCTTATCCTGCTAAAAAAATCATGGCTGTTGCACAAAATTTCAAAGTCCATGTGCTTAAAGGAAATGTATATCAACAGATGCTTCAAACTGATGTAAATGTTGGTCATCGAGAATTAGATGACATCTATAATTTTTTGAAAGAGGTTACCTCTAGAGGCACAACCACAATTGATGAAGATTTACAAGACTTAGCGTTGGCAGCAATAAGTGGCCTAAATAAAATGTTTCAGGGCTGGAAAAAGAGAAACCTTAGACATGTTGGGGCCATTATTTATCATATTATAAATGAAGAAGACCCTGATTCTGAACTTAAAAGATTAATAAAGTTAAGAGGTAAATCTGTAGAAGACTTATCTAAGGAATTTCATGCTAATGCAGGTGATGAATACCCTCTTTTTGCCTTGCCATTTTACCTAGAAGATAATTTTGGATTGTATCAAGCAAAGGAAATGGATTCTAAAACAAAGGAAAGCAGTAAGAAATTAAGAAATCTATTAGCCAGCATTGATGATATGCCGGTTCTTCTTAAGCAATTGTTGAAAGCCCATGATGCAATTAGAAAAGCAATGGGCAAAGAAACTAATTTTGCTATGAGGCCGATGACCATTGATAATTATGAAGAAGTAATTGAGAAAATTTATCTAAATCATAATGTAGATTTGGCTCATCTAGAAATAGAAAATATTGTTAAAGAGGTAGATTCATTTTCTAATATTGCTAAGTGCTACGGCATTACTGAAGAAATTGTATATCAAGTGAAATCTGAATTTAGGTGATGTTATGTCTTGGTGGACAATACTCAAAGAGGTCACTATTAGTGAACCTATGAATGAAGAAGAGTTGGTTTCTTTGAGTAGAGAACAACCTAAACCTTGGATTAAAAGAACAGATAGATGGAAAAACCTAACAAGGACTATTTTTAATGCGCCCAATGAACAATATTGGGTAGTATATGGTAGAAAGGGAACAAAGGAAGAGGGCAAACCTATGGCTGCACAAGGAGTAGCCTATACTGATGGGATATATTTAGGGCAGGGACTTAGGAATATAGGAGAAGGAGGAAAGGAATATGCTTTCGATATTGCTAGAGAAGTTTTCGAAACTAAAAGAAAGAAACCAGCAATATTATTTGCTAACCAATATTCAGAACCCATTTTCAAAAGATTAGGATTTGAAGAGGGAACTTTAGACGATGTAAGAGAATTATCAAAAGAAATCGCTAACAACCTTCAAAAAAACATTCCCAACTATCAAAACTGGAATGAAAAACTATTGATATTGAGGTAGGAAAATGTGGGAAGATATTCTCAAGTCTGACTTTACAGTTAAGACTAATTTTCCTGATGCTGACTTTTGGCTACAAAAAAGAGGTAGTGATAAAACAGTAGGTATGCCTAAAGAAAGGTATGATGAGGATGCAACAAGACCTAATACTGCAAGTAGATATGATATAGGAATTAAGATAAATAATTCTGAAATAGATAAAGAACATGTTCTAGAATTTTTTTGGGACACATATAATAGAAGACATTGGGAGGTTCATTCTTATGGTAGTCTAAATCTACAACACATTCGCATAGATGATGTAAAAAAGATTCTAGAAGGATATGAAAAGGGTGAAGTTAGAAACAAAGAAACAATGGGTAAAATACAAACCGCATATGAAAAGTGGATAGACCAAACAGAAACTTTTGCTAAACTATTAATGCAGACTCCTAAATTAAGTGTGAAGGGAAGAAAGATACTAAATTTTTTGAGGAATAAATTATGACAGAAATAGAAGCCCTCAATCTTGAGCATGAATTGGATTTACAATTATCCAAAGCATCCTTTCCATATTTCTTTCAGCATGTTTGCGGTCCAGCACTAGGACATGAACATTATTTCTATCCTAACTATATGGAAGAGTGGCAAGAATTAATGAACACTACACAAAGAACAGTTTTGATTTGTAGTCGTGACCACGGAAAGTCTGTATTTATGCATTGTTGGGTAATTTGGAATTTAATTTTTCAACCGAAGGGCTATCAAATGCTTTACATTTCATCAAACCAAAAACAGACTTTGGTTCATATGAGGGACATTGACAAATACTTTTCACACCCTGCTCTTAAGAAATTTAAACCCGCTAGAGGTTGGGCTGTTGGACATATCCGATTAACAAATGGTAATGAAATTCTAGCACGTTCAGTAGGTTCTCAGATTCGTGGTCTTCACCCCAATGAAATAATTATTGACGACCCTTTGAAAGAATTTAGCATATCAGCAATTCAAAAGGTCACCGATTGGTTTTATGGAGACATGATTCCAACACTTCACCATACTGCTTCATTAAGAGTAATCGGAACTCCATTTAGTTATACAGATATTTACCAACAACTAGCAGAAAATGAAGCCTATACTGTTAGAAATTATCCTTGTCTAAATTCCCTTAACGAACCACTTTGGCCTGACCGTTGGGACTATGATGCATTAATGTCCCGTAAGGCAGAAATTGGTTCTCTTAAATTTACAAGAGAATATCTTTGTGTTCCGATTTCAACAGGGGCTTCATTGTTTAATCCCGAATATCTTGACCAATCTAAAAACAAAGACCTTGTTTTGAAACCTCATAGGAGAGAGGGCTACAAATATTATGTTGGTGTTGACCCTGCAATTTCTACAGATGGAGACTATAACGTAATTACAGTTTTAGAAGTAGATGATAAGGATAACAAATCGGTAGTCTATGTTGACCGAGCAAAAAATGTAGAGTTTAGGCAGAACATTGAGAAGGTTAGAGTAATTGGAAAAATATTCAATCCTGAAGTGGTGCTGTTTGAAACAAATACCTTTGCTAAATCCTTTACTCAGGAATTAAGGAATGTTTCTGATATTAATGTGCATGACTTCAACACTACTAGAAAAAAGAAACAAGAAGTTATTTTGAATCTACAGATGAATTTTGAAAATGGTAAAATACATCTTCCTTATGGAAATGAAGAAAGTAGGAGGGTGTCTTCTACTTTAATTGAGGAATTATCTATGTTTGCAATAACAGAATCAGGTAGATTTGAAGGTGTTGGCGCACACGACGATATGGTTATGAGTCTTGCTTTGGCTAATGCTGCTACTCATCAATATACAGATACATATGTCCTTTTAGATGAGTTAGATATTTTTACTGCACCCGTTCAGCCTACTAGTGGCGGCATCATGGGTCTAAATTTTTGAGGTGAAATAAATGATTGTAAAAAGCACACCTGAACAAAAAAGACAAGCGGCAGAAAAACTCATAGAAGTCGCAAGGCTTGAAGAAGAGGAAGAAGAGGCTAAAGACGAAATAGAACAATCACTTAATATTGAATTAGATAGTCCTGAACTAAAGTCATTTTTTGATTCTATTGGTATAACAAACAATCATGAAACCGTTTCTAAATTATCCAACTATTTGAATATTCAGCCTAAAGAAGCACAAAAATATTTTTCTTTTCCTAATGAATACATTATACAGGACCATACTGTTCCCGATATAATTAAAACCATGAGAAAACATCGAAGGAAATTAAAGGGTGAAGATAGAAACAAAATGAATAAGGCTATTGATACTCTTATAGAAGGATATTCAGAACATCTAAACAAATGCATTGACAGTATTTATTGGCTAAGGGATTATCAACCAGCCCTAAAGAAAATGCGATTCAATGAAAAAGACCTACACAAACTCTATGAAATAAAATCCGCAGATGAAAGAAGAGAAGTCATAGATTCCCTTTGTAAATATTGGGAGGCAGAACTCGAACAAGAAGGAATGCCATACGGAACAGAATATTCCACTCTACAAAAAACAATGAATGTTGCTAAAAGAGAATTTAGACAGCACATTTCTAAAAAGAATATTAGAAAGAGTCTAAAAGAAGACACTAAAGATTTCATAATGAAAATGGTTTGTGAAGAGGGAGGTATTGGCGCAAGACAAATTTTTGATAGGATGCCACCAAAACTTCACAAAAGATGTTCTCCTAATATGATTTCTAAGTTAGTAAAATCACTTAACATTACAGATGTAAATGGAGCCTACTACAAACTATCCGATGACATCAAAAAGAATATTTGGGCCTATACTGCGGCCTTTATTGATTCAGACGGATATATCACAGTAGATAGAAGTATGAATCCTAGAGTTGGATTGGTAGCAACGGGGGATAGGGGCAAAGCATTCATGCTTGAAATACAGAAGTCATTAGGAATAGGAAAATTACACCTTGACCAAAAATCACCACAGAATACTAGACCAGTTAATCGTCTTAATTTTTATTCTCAAGATGACATAACAAAACTATTGACTAATTGTAGGCCACATTTTAGAATGAAAGGAAAGAATGCTGACTTACTTTTAGAACTAATTAAGATGAAAAGAGGATTCAAGAAAGCATCATGGTATAAGCAACGCTGTGATGAAATCTTTAAATTAATGAAATGGGAAAACCATAGGGACCATGTAGGGTATGATTTTACTAAAGAAGGAATTGATGTTGAAACTGTTGCAAAATTACATGATAATTGCAAAATGAAATTAATGAGTCAAGAAGAAAACATATCCACCCCTATGTTAAAAGCGTAGGCACATTGATAACATAAAGGGTCACGTTCAGATTGGAGGGGGATAATTTGGCAGAAAAGAGGCGATTTAAAATCAGCAACTTGTTTAGGAAAAGCACTCCTAAACCCCTTGATAGGCAAATCTACAACATAGGCATTCAAGAAAAGACCCCTGCTCAATTATTAAACGGGCCTCTTATCTACAACATTGTTCAGCATTCAGTAATTGTTAGGACATGTTTGGTTCAATTGAAACAGGAATCATTTCGGCGTGGGTATCATTGGGAGAAAGCATTTGAAGCCCGATGTAAGAAATGCAATAAAGAACACGATAGACCTGTTCAAGAATGTGCTAAGTGCGGTAGCACAGAATTGGAACTACCTAATCCCGAACAGTTAGAATATGCTGAAAAATTCTTAGAAGGATATGTCAATAACTCTACACAATTATTTATTGATGTGCTAAAGGAATTAGAAGATGATTTGAATATCATGGATGATGCTTTCTTAGTATTCGTTAAAGAATATTACATTGATGGTAATGGCAAAATAAGAATGCACAGGATAAAGGAATTATTTAGGGGCGACCCCGTGACCATGCACATTTATGCTGATGAAGATGGAGTTAGAGGAACAAAAGGATTTACTTGCATTCATCATAGAGACATTCTAGCAGAAGAACCATATGAAAGATGTGAAACTTGTGGAGGCGCAATGTTTCCGGTATATTTTGTAAATAGGGCTAAGGGAGAAGACCAATATTTCATAGAGGGTGAAGTCCTACATTTTAGTAAATATAGTCCTAGTAGGATGTATGGGTTGTCTCCAATCTTAACATTATACAATCACATTATGACATTAATTGCTATGGAAAATTATGTTAATTCTTCATACACTAAGAGTAGAATGCCTAGAGGATTATTAGCGGTGCAAACTCGCAATATGGAATCTATGATGGCGTTTTGGCGTGGTGTTAAAGAAAGAATGGAACAAGACCCTCATTATATTCCTGTTATGGGAATTGAAAGCGAGGCTGGAAAGGGTTCAATTGAATGGATTAAGTTCATGGATAGCCTAAAAGAAATGGACTATGTTTCTGTAAAAGAAGATTTGCGTGATAGGATTGCAGCGTTTTATGGAGTAAGTAAAATCTTCATGGCTGATAATACTACAAGTGGTGGACTAAATAATGAAGGTATGCAAATATTGGTGACTAATCGTGCGGTGCAAATGGCACAAACTGTCTACAATGATTATGTATTCCCGTTTATTCAAAACCAATTTGGAATAACAGATTGGAATTTGAAACTACCTCCTTCTGAAGAAGAGGATGAAATTGCTGCCCTAAGAAAAAGAGAAATTGAAGTGCAGATTGCAGCCTCAATTAAAAATCTAGGATTTGAAATAGAAATGGATGAAGATGGAAATTTCACCTATGAAAAAGAACAGCCTAAAGAAGATATGGAACAAAAAGGTATTGAAGGAGACTCCCCATCAGGAGGAATGAATTTAGCAGGTTCTAATCTTGACCAAAGGGATATAGATGAAATGCAAAGAGAAGCAATTCAAGGAGGGGATTCTAAACCACAAGAGAATCCTCCGGCCACAAGGAATAAACCTGCAAAGAGTGTCGGACCCGATAAGAGATTTGCAGGATTACCAAAAGATGCGGGGAATCAAAACGTGGATAAAAGGAATGAAAGGAGAGTGGGATGATGACAGAAGACATTAGACAAAAAGAAAAGAGACTAAGAAAAGAATTGGCACAGGCTAAGGCCCAAATGTCATTAGAAGATAACAAGAAAGAAATCCCACGCAATTATGATATTGCTGGAATTGATGCTAGAACTTCACATAAAGCAACACATGGTTCTTCAGATATTCCTGATGTAATTCTTTTACCAAAGAAAAAGCGTCAACAAAAAGAAAACATTCCATTCTGAGGGATTATCTTGAAGAATATTCTATCTAATAGGGGCATTAGGGATATTTTATCCCAGTCTAATTTAGACCCTTATACTGATAGACTTGTAAAAAATAAAGCAGCCTTAGATGTTATTTCAAAGTCTTTAGAAGAGAACATCAATGAAAAGAATTTTTCTGAATATAAAAGATTGATTAAAGCAGTTGAAGATGAAACTGATGAAGAAAGAAAAAAGAGAGCCAAAAAAGAAGCAGCAGCGGCAAGAAGAAAGGAGAAGAAAGAACAGAAAGAACGACAAGTTTCCATACAAGAAAAACTTGAACGGGAAAGACTTGAAGAAGAAAAAAGATTTGAAGAAGAAGAACTTCTTAGAGAGAAAATAAAAACTCTTGAAGAAGAAATACAAGATGCCAAGGATGAAGGGGTAGATGTTGAAATTTTAGAAGAACAAATAGACATGCTTGATGAATACAAACAAAGACTTTCGGGTAAAAAGGAAAAGGAAGAAGAACGAGAAAAAAGAAAAATAGAACTCGAAAGTGAAAGGGAAAGGGAAAAGGAACAACGAGAGGCTACTTCAAAGGAAACGAGAAAAATTATAGAAAGGGAGAAAAAAGCAAGAAAGAAAGCAGCAGCAAAGCGAAAAAAGGCAGAAAAAAGAGAAAAGGAAAAGGCAAACATATGGAAAGAATGGAATGAAGTAAAGGAAAAATTAGAAACTCTTTCTGAAAGGGAAGATAATGCTTCATCTATTAAAGACTATGAAGGAATAGTTGGTAATTTATCTTACAAAGGTGGTATTGAAGATGCATCAGAAAGTTTTTTGATGGCGTTGATTAAATTAATAGGGGGTAGTGATGTTATTAGTAGTCAATTAGGTGCAATGGTTGATGAGAAAGATAAAGAAGACCGAGTAGATTTTCGCTATGCTATTATTGAACAATTTAAAAGAAAGAAAAAAGGAGAGCCTAAACAAGCAATAAAGGAAACAGTTAATGTTGAAGCCTTAGAAAAGGAAATAAGAAAAATACTTTCTAAAAAGATAGAATGGAAGTCATTATTTAGAGAAAAACAACTGGAAGAACTAAAAAAGAAACTTAATAGTTTCAGGAAGAAGAGAAAAGAAATAGAGAAGCAACTAAAAGAAATACAAAATTCCGAATATAAAGAAGAAATTTCGGTAATTACTGAAGAAGATTTTGAAGAAAATAAAGAACAAATGACGAAAGAAATAACAAATAAATTATTAGAAGTTTCGCAATCTATTGAAGAAGTTGAAGAAATAATTATTTCTAAAGAACAACAAAAAGATAAAAAAATTAAAATGGCTATTATGACCAAATCTACTGAAAACATTGGGGTCTTGCCTCTTATTCATGAACATTTGTTTGGTCATCTTCCTAAATTTTATTTAAAAAGAAAAAGAACAGAACAGTTTTTTCCTGAAACTGAAACAAGTTTCTTTAATCCTGAAACAAAAAAATTAGAGCCTTTTGTAAGAGAAGCAACAACAAGGAAAGTTAAGACATTAGAAACAGAATTAAATAGACTTAAAAGAGAAGTTAGAAAGGATGTAAAAAGATTGTATGAGGAAAAATTTGAAACTGAAGGTTCAAGAAAATTAGAATTTGAAGTGAAAGCAATTTCTTCACCCGAATTTGGCAATATGGATAGTGAAAAAATTCAAAATGAAATTGCAAAATTATTAGATATGAAAAAACAACTTCAAGAAGAAATAGAAAATTCTGTTCTAAAACATGACGAAGCCCTAAAACATAGAGGGGAAACTTCCAAAGAAGATTTAAAAGAAGTAAATGAAGAAATAGAAGATATTCAATTGGATATTCAAGATTATAAGAAACAAGTAGATGAATGGGCTAAAATAGAACAAGTTAAGCCTGAAAATATTAAATTCAATAAAATTAAAGGAAAACTTAGAGAAGGCTCTCTTAAAGAAAAAGAAATAGCAGGAAAAATAGAAATGCTTGAGGAAAAAATAAAGGAAATGGATGCAATAGCAGAACTGGCAGATGTCGCTATGTTATCTAGTAGTGATGGTGGAAAAACTGAACAAGAAATTGAAAGAAATAGAATATCTTTACAACAAAAAATTGGCCGAGCCAAATCCGAGGCTTCAAAAATAAAACACCAAAAAGAATATGAATTTTGGACTGGCGAATTTGAAAAATTAAAAGAAAGACAAGAGGATTTTAAAGGAGAACATGGCATGTCTCCTGAAAAATATTTGAAAAACTACCATCAATTACTAAACCAACATAAACAGGAAAGTAGTAAAGAAATAGTGTTTTTCCTTGATGATTTACAAATAGAAGCAAAAAAGAAATTAGAAATGTTATTGTTGAATAGGCGAACTCTAGAAGACAATCTTGAGTATGCAGACGGAAGAAAACGCAAAGTAGAGGTAAAAGAATTTAAAGAAAAACTTGAAAATAAAAATAAAAAGGCAGAAAGGGGTCTAGATATGAAAATAAAAAGGTATCAAGAAATTCAAGAAGTATTAGAAGAATATGAAAATTCTGAAGCAGATATTAAAGAGATAAATAAAAAACTAAGAGGCATGGCTTTAGATGAAAAAGAGACAGCACTCCAATTAATGCCCGAATATGATATTAAGAAAACGAATAAAGAAACCAAAGAATTTAGCACAATAAATGAAACTATATCAAGAATGTTAGAGAAAGAAGTGGCTAATTCAAACGATGCCGTTGAAAATCTTGAATATTTGAAATTTTTCAAAAATGTAGACGTTAATCAAGCAATCACAACAATGGATGATTATGCTGAAAATATAGTTGACCCATCAACCTTAAGAAGACTACAAAAAATGATTTCTAAAGCGAAAAAATATTTAGAGAACCGTAATGAATTAATAGAAGAAATGATTGAAGCAATACGGGAATCTGAAAGAAAGGACTAAAAATAACTTAAGGTAGGCGATACTATGGGATGGGAGAACATACTCAAGGACTTAAGCCCTAGAGAAAGGGCTGAAGTAGAAGAATTCGCTCCTGAAGAAATGAAAAAGGAACAAAGTCCTATCCTTGAACAATTGGATAAAAAACAAAGAAGGCGACTAAAGAAAACACTTCAGGCGGCTGAACCCACAGAATACTTTGGTCAGGATTTTACTCAATTAGGTGAATTGCTTGACATGATGCGAGAATTGGATTTGGTTAAATCCGACAAAAAATTAAACAAACGTATGGAAACAATGAGTGATGAGAACATTGATATTGTGGCTATGGCGAGCAAACTCCGTAAGTCCTATGAAACATTATACAGGCAAATTAGAGGAATAGTCTATCCTAGAAGTAGAGACACGCTGAGGGATGAAGAATGACAGAAGAAAATGAAATGGTATTATTACTAAAAGAATTAGTTAGCAGAATTAAAGCATTGGAGGCAGTAGCATTCAATGATGACAACATCCTAATGAAATCAGGGTTTGTTGTAGCGAATACTCCAACACCTAGCATTGACAATAAAATTGGTGCTTCATTTAATATGAATGAAGTTGCCAATATGTCATTCGATGAAATGGAAAAGATAATCAAAAACATGGAGTGAGTAATATGCCTGAAAAAATCACTAAAGAAGAAAGTATGGTTCAAAGGGCCATTGAAGCGGCTAGACTAGCAAAACAAATGCTTGAAGCAACAGGTAGTGCTTTTGAAATTCCTGATGCTGAAGAAGTGAAAGTAAAGAGGCCAAAGGCTGAGAAGGATAAAACCAAACCTAAGAAGACAGAAGATACTCATTCAGGATATGGTTCTGCTGGCGATGAAGATGAATATAAGATTTAGAAATATAGGTGATAAATTGTGCCTGAATCCGGTCTTATGTTTGAAAAGGAACCCGATTCCATTTCATATCAAATAATAACCTTATTTGAAAAGACTAGGGTTGCCTATCTTTCTGCTAAAGCAGATTCCAAAAACTACGGCTCTAGATGGAGAAAGGCCGTTGAAGACATTCGAGAGGAAATTGATGATTTAGATTCATTAGGAAGGCAATTAAACACCTTTCTAGAAGAAAAGGATTTAGAAGATAAAGAAGCCATGAATCCTGAAAGCCTTACTGCTAAAAAAATATATGAGGGAATTAAAGAATTGAGGTTTAAGTCTGAAGATGTAATGGACCCATTCTCTAAACGATTCAAAGATGATGTATTAGAAAATCTATTAGAAAGTCCTGAAATTATGGTGAAGTTTATTCACTATGCTCTACGTTCAGATAATACAACCTTACCTGATGAATTGTATGAAATCAAAGATATGGAACCTGATGATTTAACAGCAGGAATGGATGGTCTAGATATTTCCCCTGATGATATTCCTCTCTACATAGTAGAACATTATGGCGATGGAAAAAATTCAAAGAAAGTAGAAAGTAAATTTAAGGCAGCACTTAATCTTCTAAAATTAATATTCCTTTCTAAGTATTCTAAAAAGAAATGGGCAAAATTACTAGGTATAGAATTAAAAAAGGCTGAAGAGAAAGCCCTAGTTAATTTCATTGTGCCTAACAAACCGATGTATAGAATATTCGATATTGAAGACATGAATGAATTAAAAGGATTTTCAGGAGAATATGTTGTTCAAGAAAAATATGATGGGATGAGAATTCAAATACATAAAATAGATAACAATGTGAAAATCTATTCTTATAATGAAAAAGACATTACAGAAAAATGTCCTCAACAAATTAAGGTAATGAAATTGAAACATTTCGGTGATTGTATTCTTGATGCAGAATTAATTCTTTTTGATGGTGATAAAGCCCTACACCGAGCCGATACCATAGCCCACGTTTTCAAAAATAAATACAAAGATGCAGAATTGAAAGCCCATGTGTTTGATATAATGCGCCATGAAAACCAAAACCTAATTGATGAACCCCTCCGTGAAAGAATAAACATTCTATTCAATAATTATTCTTTACATTCTGATGATAAGTTAGCATTCCCTTCTAAGAAAGATACTAGAATCGCAGATACTATGGAGGATATAGAAACATATTCTAAAGGTATAATGGAAATGCCAACATCCGAAGGAGTTGTAATCAAAGACATAGAATCAACCTACTTTATAGGAACAAAGAAAAATCCAAAGTGGATTAAGTGGAAAAAATTTGTTGATTTAGATTTGATAGTATTAGATAAAAAGAAGACAAAATCCAATATGTATTCTTATGCTTTGGGAGCAGCAGCCTTTAATGAAGAAGGAAAATACATTGAGGAAATTCATGGTAGACAATACATGAATGTTGGAAAAGCCAACAATACAAAATTAGATGTTGATATTGGGGATATTGTTAGAGTAAAGGTAGATGAGGTGAAATCTTCTGATGAAAGATTCACAATATATGGTAGTAAAATTATTGAAATCCCTGAAGTAGACCAACCGGATAAGACAATAACATTAGAAATGTTATCTAAAGATACTAAGCCTAGTTTAAAATTTAAGGCAAAGGCTCTCAAAAAGGGCATTATGATTACTGACCTTATTCATGGAGAAGCCATCTTAAAATCTATGGATGGATTTACCCTTTATGAATTTGAAAAAGAAAACCTAATGTCAAAGAATGCTATGGCTAATCTAGACATGTGGAAAGAAGAAGCAGAAAGTATCATGAAAACCAAACAAAGTAAGTTGACTGTTTCTGTATTTAACTATTTGAAATCTAATGGGGCTAAAACTCCTAAAGAAATCCATAACTTTCTAGTTAAGCACCATCCTGATTTATATGATGATATTTTAGATAGTAAGATGAATAAGGTAAAAGATTGGCTTGAAGAAAGAGATGGTATATCTTTTGATGAAAGGACTGATAAACTCTATGCTGAAGATGATAAAATAATGGCAGATTCTCCAATAATTAAATATGAAACTCCTAAAGAGTATCAAAGTGGAGAATTCAAACTACATCTGAGAGAAGACGATAACCTAAACCTATCAATAAAATTAGGAGACACTTCATTGGTTTGGACTATTGACATTAATACAAATGATGATATTTTTGCACTATTTGGTAAAGCAGCAAAGTTTCCAGCAGAAGTAGCAAGAAATGTTTCTAAAAAGAAATTAGTAGATACTGGCGAAATAAAATTAGGTGTTCAAAGAAATGGCTACCATGAATACTTTTTATCAGGAAATAAATTTGAAACTAAAATGCATTTTAGATTATTACCAGTAGATGATAAAGAAATGTGGTTGGCTTGGACAGGATATAGACAGGAACCAGCAGATAAAGAAGGAGATGAAGGTCTTTGGAATATTAATGAAGACAAGTTTTTTAGGATAAAAATACCTAATTCAGAATAATTATTATATAGTCAATGTAAAAAAGGAGGGTTGAGCAAATGGCATCTGCTGTATTGTCGAAGGAAAACGATTTCAGGATTCTAAAGAGTAGTCAGGATTTAATGATAGGAGGATATGCAAGTATAGAAATGGTCGATAAACAAAATGACCTAATAACACTATCTGCATTAAAGAAAGCCGCCTCCGAATTTATGGAAAGAGAAAAATTCAGAAATGTAATGACAAATCATTCAAATGTTCAAGTCGGAGAAGTAGTAAAAAATTACCGAGACAAAAATGGAAAATTATGGAAAACTGAAGTAGATGATGTTGGATTCTTTGTAGTAATAAAATTAAGGGATGATATAGAAAAGGCTAAGGAAATTAATAGAGGAATAAGAAAGGGAACATTAAGGTCTTTTAGCATAGGTGGACAAGCACTCAAAAAAATCAAAAAGGAAAGTGAAGAACTGGGAGAATACAACGAAATCAGCAAATTAGAATTGCATGAAGTGACCATTTGTGAAAAAGGAATAAACCCCGAAGCAAGATTCGATATATTGAAACAAGAAAAAGGTGAAAAAGAAATGACCGAAAAACTAGAAAAAGCATTGGAAGAGTTAGATACCCTACTAAAAGAGGTAAATACGCTCAGAAAAGAAGAAGAAATGGAGAAGGATGAAATGCCTGAATTAGAGGCTATGGATTCTGAAGAAGAAGAAGAAATGATGGAATACAGCGATACTGAGGCAAAAGCAAAGCCTTCACTAGATGCTGGTGTTCTAGAAGATGGAGAGCCATCTGATAGAGTAGTCCACAATGATAGCGGAACTCCTGTTAATAATGGACAGGCTGCAACTACCGTTGTAAAAGCATTCGATAATTCAGAATTGACAACATTGAATCTTTCAGTAGAAAATGTAGAGAAAGCATATGCAGAATTCCGTCAGGAGCAATTAGAGAAGAGAGCATATGACAATCTAAGAAAAGAGTTTGAGGCTCGATTTGAAAATGAAATTAGCCATCGTGAAAATGTTCTAGAAAAGAGCAAGTATGATGCACAGTCTGAAGTAAATGCTCTAAAAGAGGAACTTTCAGAACTAAGAAAGTCATTCACTTCTGAAAAGAATACTATTCTCAAAGCACAACAGGATGCGGCGGCATTGCCTGAAGGCTTCCCTACTAGCCTAGATGAAATTGCTAGTATGGATTGGTCTGAATTAAACCGCTTTGTTGGAAATTGAGGGGGAATGAAATATGGCAGGATATATTAACACAATGAAAGATTTAGAGGCTGAAGCATACGGATTAACCAATGCTTTTGGTGGAAACGACATTTTGAAACAAGCGGGCGTTGTTCAAGGTATTCATACCGCCCACGATATTGCAGATGCAGCCGCAAGCGGCGTGACTGGAATATCAACAACAACCGGATTACATAATGTTCTTTATGGACAAAAGGTTTGGTCAATGTTGAATAGAGAAGTAAATGCACTATCAATGATTTCTAAGAGGCCATATACTTCTTCAGGATGGAGAGTTTTGAAAGCACGACCATTCGGAGGTTCAGGAAATACTTTGGCAGAATCACTACAAAGCGATGGTTCAGGTGGAGGAATTGGTGCGGATGACCCACAAGCAGATGAAATTGGTGGAGTTCCTGAGAATGCAGGACTTTCTACTGCGGCAGATGGTCTAGGTTCTATGGCTCCAACTTATGCACAATTGTTTATGAGTCCAAAAATCGTTGCTCATCAATTTGACTTCTCAGAATTAGCAATGGAGATGGCAAAGATTGACGATGGAATTGGAGACATTCGAGCGCAAATGAGAAAAGATATGGGAATTGCCCACGCTGAAGCACAGAATATGATGCTTGTTATGCCACTAGAGCATTATGGTGAAGTAAGTGCATTGCCCGACATTGAGAGAAATTATACCTCATTGAACAAGATTATTACTAGCAGGGCAGAATTGTTGGCAATTGATGGTGGAGTTATCGCAACAGACACTACTAGCGCATCAAACGCTCTAGGAAAGATTTACGGCGATGAAAGATTTAGTGCTGCTTCTTTCTTAGATGCAACAATATCTTTCAATAGCGCATATACTTCTAGTGATGTTAGGCCATTAACTCTAACTATTGTTAATGATTTGATTAGGCAACTAAGAGAGGCTGGAGGAACACCAAAGGTCATTCTAACAGGATATGATACAATTCAGGCAATGGCTGACTTATTGCAGTCTCAAGAGCGTTTCATGGACAGAAAGGAAATTATTCCTACTGTTAATGGAGTAAGAGGTGTAAAAGGTGCAGAAGTTGGATTTAGAGTAGCAACATACTACGACATTCCACTAATCCCAGTAAAGGATATGGCAAGCACAGGACAGGGAGCAACAAAGATTTCTGATATGATGTTCTTAGATACAGACCATCTTTGGCTCGCTGTTATGAAACCAACACAATATTTCGAGGATGGTATCGCAAACGGAAACCCATTCGGTGTAGGTCGTCTAGGAAATCAGGCTCTTTACCGAACAATTGGAGAAGTAGGATGTTCATTCTTCAAGGGCCAAGGAAAGATTACCAACCTACAATGAGGTGTTTTAATTGACAGAAGAAGTTTATACGGTCACTCTTTTAGAAGACCATAAAGGACTAACTCGCCCTAGTGTAATTGGTGACGAATACATGGTGGATGCCATGATTGATGTTTCTACTTATGATGCATCGGGTGTGGTATTAAGCGCATCTGATTTTGGACTAAACACAATAACTGCAATTTGTAATACAGGAATAGCCAATGTATTATTTTATCCAACCTTTTCTATGAGCGGCTCTACTGGCAAATACACAAGTAGTAGTAGCGTGACAATGCTAATTGTTCAAGCATTACAAGCAACTCCCGCAGAAGTAGCAGATGGTGGAACTCATTCAGGAATGCAGTTTAGAGTCCGAGTATGGGGCAATATTTGAGGTGATTGTCTTTGGCGGAAATCCGTTTAAGTGAGACTTCTAGCACCCGTTCTCTAAAATTAAATACAGGTTTCGGAACTAGTGTAATAACTAGAGAAGAAGGTTCTGCTATTACTGTCCCTAAAGCAACGCTTTTTATGGGGGATGCTAATTTTACTATTACTTTTACAGAAGATGACAGAAAAGAAATGGAATCCCTAGATGGTAAATTCCTATCTTTTGCACAAAAAGCACAGAATATGGATGAAGCATCAGGAACAGACCTTTCAAAACTACTACTACCAAAGAAGTCAATGCCAAAGAAAGTCGTTGAAGCCCCTAAAAAGGCTGCTAAAAAGGTAAAAGAAACCATTTCTAAAAAGTCTGAGCCAGTAGTGGAACCTTCGGATGAGCCTTCAGAAGATACAGAATAACCGTTATCTTCAAGTATTAACGCACTCCACCCTTAAACGGGAGAGGATATTATGGCAGATACAAGTAGGTCAAGTGGTGTATTAACTGCATCGGCAGTAGTAGCAACAAATCCATGTAGGTTGAAAAGTGTTCACTTTTCTGTTTTTGCTGGTGGCCCTGATGTAATTACTATCAAGGTTTGGGATTCAAAAGATGCTACAACAAGTGGAAATACAGAATTAGCAAGATTTGTTGTAAAACAAAGCCAAGCAGTTAGTAATGCAGAATATGATATGCATGGAGTTTTAGCAAGAGAAGGACTTTACTTACAAATTGCTAATAGTGCGGGCAGTCCTGACGCTAATACTATACATGCAGTTTCAGTAGAATTTAATTGAGGTAATAAAATGGCAGCATTGGAACACGATACAAGACTAGTAATGACGATTTTATTTGTAGGAACAGTTAGTGGGGCAAATGTTTTCTTTTACGCAGAATATGGAATGAATTTTCCATATAGTAATTTTGAACATGCTTTATTGTTTGGTCTAATTACTGTTGGTGGAATTATGTGTCTAAAGGCACTATTCGACCTATCACTAAATGAAAGAATAGAAATGTGGTTATTGGATAGAAGAATCAAACACTATTGGGAAAGAAAACAAAGAGATGAAAGTGTTCGTGCAAAACTAAAAGATACTATGAAACAGTATTCCACAACATATAATATTCCACAGGCACAATTGGTTCCTTCATTTGAAAGCGATGGCGTAGGAAACGAGTTTTTAACAGCACTACAAGAATGAAGGTGATGCTTTTTGGTATTGGCTGGCTTCGATGAAGGGGCAATGGCCTATGATTTACAAAGAGCGCATTCAGCAGACATTTGGTTCATAAAATTCCGAGCATATTTTTGGGGAACATGTGCTTCTTTAAGCGCATTACTTTTGGGTAATATCCTTGGAGTTTTTGATGTGAATATTATGGGTTGGATGGTAGATTCTTTAAGCGATGCATGGCATCATACATTTGGGTGATTTGATGTGTCTGTTCTCGCTGGTTTCGCAATAGTAATTACTGAAGCAGTAGTATCATTTTACAAAAGACTCCATGCTATTAATTTTGGAATTTATGGTGCTACAATGGTGGGTAAAACAACTTTACATCACCAATTGAGAACAAGAGGTGAAGTCCCTCAAATAAAAAAACGCACAGTAGGTTTGCATAGAGGCACTAGAAAAGTCATTAAAATTGATGGTAATATGAATACGGTAAAGACAGCAGATGTTGGTGGAGAAGCATTCTATTGGAAAGAATGGATAAAGGATATGAGAAATCGCCATGTAAAATATATTATTTTCATGATTGACCATAGACATTTAGATTCTTCTGCAAATTTAGACCATCAACTAGCATGGAAATTTTTAGTAGATTCTATTTGTTCAGATAGATGGCCTAATGGTAAAAAGAAAAAGGAACATGATTATCCTCTTGCTATTGGGCTTTGGGCAAATAAATATGATGTTTGGAATGAAAAATATCCTACTGAAGATGATATAGAAAAGCACCCCATTTTTGAGCCGTTCAAGTATGGTATGGGCAAACTAAATGACAAGGGAATCCCAACATTCAAATATATTATATCGGCTAAATCCCAACCGGAAATGGTCTATCGGGGCGTTCTGACAATGATAAAGGATTATTGATTACTATGTTTCAACAACCGAATTTAATAGGCATGAATACTGCAAGCAATAATGTAGCGGCTGAGTTTTTACCTCCACTACAAAAAGCAAGAGCATCGGGTCCAATAGAAGAATACAAATTTTTCAATGTTAGACCTAAAAGAAAATTAAAGGAATTACAAAAAGTATTATTACCTGAAAAGAAAAAATTCATATTTTTGAAATATAGTTTTAAATTTAATCTAAAAGATAGGTGTGTTGTTTGTGGAATGCACCATGTATGGGAGGCAGGGGATTTACTAAGACCGCCTCTTCCACTAAGCCATGTCACTAAAGGTAGGCCATTAAGAGGAACATTTTGTCCTAAACATTCTTCAATGCACAGACAATTAGAAACCCTACAACAAGAAATATTGGCTGATGAACACGGATTAGATTTTATGGCATTTAAGCCTAGAATGCCAAAGGTTCTAAAAAAGGGACCATTACAGACATTATCAAAAGAAGATGTGATTTCATTAACTGCAACCGGATGGATTATTAAACCACCCTCCGTCAACGGAGATGAAAGCCCACCGGAGGAATTAGTTAGGCTGGCAGGAGAAATAAAATTAGCCGCAGATAGGATTGATTTTTTGATGGAAAAGGGAGAATGATAGAATGGGATTATTTGGAACAAGCAATAACGCAATTATGACTACGTTGAATGGACAAAGCGATGCTCAATTCAAAAGCATGAATAATTTATTATCTTTACA